ACCCTTCCAGAAATTGAATGGGTCTAGAGGTGTCTCGTCAGCAAATGCAGGTTGCATTGCTTCAACAAGTTTGTCAAAGATCTTCTTACCATACTTGTAAAGGAATACTTTTCCTTCATTTTCTGGATGTGCAGGATCACTTACAACATAGATGTTAGAGTAGTAAGAAAGCTTACGCTTCTGTACTCTAGCAGTTGCTTTGTCCTGTTCACGACCACTATTCCAAAGTTCTCTATTTAATTCTCCAACGGGATCATCCTTACCAATAGTAGTAAGAGAGTTCTCGATGTACCACTGACCACCAGGTCCTTTGAAGGAGTGTGACCAGATCTTTGCCCAAGGCATGTCCTCTCCGTCAGGAGCAGGAAGGAAACGAACTACTGCGTAACCGTTACCTGATTTATCTAACTCAGGTTTCCAGAGACGCTCATCAGCACCTCCACCACCTTGAGGTTGGTTTAACTTCTCGATCTCTTGCGTGAGTTTAGCGAAGGTATTTCCTGCAGAGGAAGCCTTCTTTAATGAAGCAAAAGACATAATTGTATTCTCCGTATTGAATGTGTATTTGATTTACTACTGTATAATCGTAGCATACTATTTAGGTCTAGTCAACAGCTAATGTGACAATTTTCTTGGTGTTCTGGGGTACTTTTATTCGCATACCCTCACTATTACTTTCAACCTTTTCATGGTTAGCCTCAACCATATTATAATTTGAGTTTGGTATTGGGTCAAGATTGAAATTGATAATACATCTATCATTATGTTGAGGGTGAGTAGACCTATGCTCAAACTGTCCGTCAAATATTAACAGTCTTCCTTTCTTAGGATCAACTCTCTTTATTATCTTACCTTCATTAAGTATCTCAGTAGGACCATCGGCATCGTTAACATAATATATCATAGCAAGATGAGGAAAATCCTGATCTACATGCAGTTGATCTCTTCTATCTTCTAACTTACTTTCATTCTTAATGTGTAAGAATGCCCTACAATTAAAAATACTAGCGTCTTGTAAGTTTAATGTATTGTAAACATTAAATGCTATCGGTAAAAATATTTGAAAGTATTCTGATTTAGTTCCTTTACTTAGGAGTAAGGAAGAAAATGTTGTACCTCTTTCAGATACTCTATCGGGAAAGGTTGGATCAAAATTATAGAACCAAGGAAACTTATGTCCAAAACATAACTGCTCAATATAATTTTGATGATGTTCTGAGATAACATTATCAATCACCAACATCTCATCAAGAATTTTTAAATGATCTCTATGATCAGAATTCTGATAAGACTCATCACTTTCAAACATTACTCTCTTTCCTCCTCTCTCAAAGCAGCTTTTTCTAAAGTCTCCACCATTGCATCCATGCAATGTAACAATGAATCATATCCAAATGCTTGAGACAATGCATTAATTCTCATCTTCATATCTGCTGCTTCAGGATCTTCCTTAGAAGCAAGAGATAGTCTAGTAAAAAATGTTCTCTGTTTATCAACTAATACCTTACACTTATCAATATGTTCTAACTTCTCTTGCTTATTAAACTTAGGTAGTTGTGAAGTGACAGATGCAATCTCTTGATAGGTATTAAATATATCATTTAGATTGTTTTGAACTTGATCCGATTTAAAAAATGTACCTTGTGTCATAAAGGTAAAACCCCTTTAGTTGTTTGCTTCATATAATTAAGACGTTGTGCCTCGTGCTTCAATCTTTCCTTCAATGGTTTAGATATTAACTTAGGAACAGTCTCTAATTCAATTTCATTTTCTTGACAGTAGGTTACTACCGCCTCAATGTAAGTGATAAGACCGTCACTCTTTAGAACTAATCGTTCTATTTCTGCTGAGAATTTTGATTGTGTTAGGAACTTATCCTCTAGATTTTTAGTTTCTTTAGGCATTTTTTCCCCTAACAAATTCTTCAATGTATGATTTGAGTAGTTGTAGATAGTCATCAAGATTGTACTTCTGAAATACTTGTACAGACCCGTCTTCAACCGCAATGAGTGTGACAATTTTCTTTACCTCAATACCTGTGAGTTCGAGGAACATCGCTGCGTACGCAGTTTCTTGAACAAAATAATGTTCAACCCAATCTTCCTTCTTTTCTTTAGTGGAGGTTTTAAAATCAATTACTGCTAACTCACCATCAAACTCTGCAATACAGTCTACACGACCAGCAAGTCCAAGGTAATGTGAGTATAGGAAAGTTTCCAAACAGTGTATGTTATCAATGCGGTCAAGAGTAGTCTTTGCCGACTGAAACATTCTAACAGATAATGGGTTATTTTCCAAGTATATTTCAAGATTTAATTTATCTTTAATATAATCCTCAGTGATACTATGGAAGGCAGTACCTCTTTGTGTTGCTCTAGCAGTGATTTGATTAGCCTCATGCTCACCTACTTTCTTTCTCCAACCTGCGAAGAATGCTGCGTTCTTAAACGATGTGATTGAGGTAACGCTCGGATAATATTTATCAGCACCAGGAATAGGGTAAAATCTTACACCATCCTTGCTAATTGGTTCAACATCTATCGGTACGATAGGATCATTAACAAAGGTAAAACTCATTTAGAAACCAAGATTATATTTTGTAATTAGATATTGTTTGACTAGACCAGACCTTACGATGTCATCTACGCCAAACTCAATGCAAGCAAAGTCCTTCATTTCCTGAAGGATATTAATGAAGTCTGATATCTTAGACTTCTCATACTCCCTTGTTAGATCGGTCTGGGTGATGTCACCACAGAACATAATCTTAGAATCTTCACCAACTCTTGTTATTATACTATCTAATTCATGAAAATTCAAGTTACTGAACTCATCTACTATAATAATAGCATTGTCAAGAGTAGTACCCCTGATAAAAGATGTAGACCAGAAGTCAATTGTATCCTGTGTTCGTAAGTTATCATATAACATCTCGAATGAATTGTCATCAGGCATACCAAACATATACCTAACCATATTTTTGTATGGTATTTGATATAAGTATGACTTATCTTCATGATCACCAGGAAGAAATCCAATCTCTCTAGTAGGTACGAGTGACCTTACAATGTATATCTTATCGTGAGGTGAGTGTTCATCTAACACTTCTTGTAGTGCTAGGTAAATCATAATGAATGTTTTACCTGTACCTGCTGCACCATGTAATAATACATTTTTACCTGCCTTATATGCATCAAAGGCAAGTGTTTGATTGTCAGTTAGAGGTTTGATATCGGTCATGTATGACCTATCAATCGGTTTTTTCCTCTTCATCATCTTTTTAGACATTGGTTGGAGGGGGGCAGTACCGTTGGATTTCTTTTTCGCTCTTGGCATTATGTAAATCTGCTTAGGTTAGCACGGGGATGTTCAGATTGAACTTTGGACATGACTTCTTTAAATCCATCATCCATTTTGGGGTTCCCGTAAATGGCAGAGGTACCTTGATTACCAAAGTATCTCTCCATCTCTGGATGATCCGCTTTATATTTATCGAGGTCATTCATAGACATAACAAGCTCAGTAACTTCACCTGTTTTCTTATTAATAAAATCGTACGTAGGCATTGTTGATAAGTTCTATTGGGTGTGTAGTGCATAATTTAATGCTTCTGCAGTGATAGGAAATTGTTCTATGAATATCCCTCTGACTGCTTCTGCAATATCCATGTGTTCCTTTTGGGTTCCATGTGCAGAACGTAAATCTATGTAGTGGATCCACGAACGAATACTTCCTGTCATATACAGACGGGTTGGCGTAGCAAGAGGTAGTACAAACCGAGCACACTCCTTTGCTATACCAGCATCAAGCATCTCTTTATATAATTTCATTCCATCTACAAAATGTCTTTGCATTTTAATCTCAAAGTCTTGTTGCATTAATGGATCTACATCATCAATACTATTCTGTCTGTTCTTATCATCTTGCCTCCGAAGTTCTGGTAGGGGAATAGTATCTCCTAACAAACTACTATCAGCATACCTCTGAGAGAACTCTTGATATGTAAATGATCTGTGTCTCAGTATCTGAGCAGCAAGACCCCTAGTAGTCTCAATCTCTACACTCATGTGTGCTTGCTCAAAGACACTCCAGTGTCCATGTTTAATACAATACTTTAATAGTCCAGCAACCTTTGGATTGTCCTGATTTTTAGGGTTTGATACCCTAGCAACATAACCAATAGTTTTCTCTGCGTCAGGTGTCACAGAAATCAATGATACTTTACTCATATACTGAAATTTCCTTATGATTAAATAAAAGTCTGGACATAACATACAGACCAAATGCTTGTAAGTAACCTATCGTTACTAGTCCGAACAAACCAGGCATTATCCAGTTCCATAATAGCATAAGAGCTAATGGTCTAGTAAAATTTGCTAGGACTTCAGCACCCTTAGCAATGTCTCTTTTGTTCTTGATCTCTTTTTCTTGATCAGCAGCAGCGTCTTCTTCTGCTGCTCCTTTAGTTCTATCAAAGTAAACAGTCATTTTTTAGGTTTGTTAGGTGCTTTCGCTTTCTTCTTATTGTTGTTCCATAAAACTGGATTGACTTTTCCCTCTGCTTGCTTCAAAGTTTTAAAGTTTTTCTTGTACTTATCATAGTACTCATCAAAGAGTTCTACGGAGGTACCGCATGTTGCTAAATCATATGCGATTCTATCCTCCTTAATATACTCCACAAGATATGCATTATAAGGTAATGTTTTATCTTGTGCGAGTGTTGGATCACAATCTTCATTAAGAATGTTCATGGTCATCCTCCTCTACCACCCCACTCAATTGCGGGGAATGCTTCAGAAATAACCGCCTTAGTAATCCTTTTATACTTCTTTGAAAGTCCACCGTCTTTAACTAAGCATAGAAGTTCTGCTTCTTCAGCAGCAAGTCCTTCAAGGAGTTGAATGAACATAGATTCTCTTTTAAGACTTGGGAGTTTCGTATCTCCACCCTTAAAGAACCTATATAAACCCCTATACTCCTGCTCTAAGCGACTGTGATCAGTGCCTACAGGTGCATCGTTAGGTGTGTAAGGTACTTCCCCTTCAGGGATAATAGAGACCACACTGTCATCAAAATTAATAATTAATAACTGACGTAATGCAACACTATTATTTTCCCTAAGCAGTTTTATTTTTTCTGCTTTGGTTTTAGCATTAGAAACTTTACGTAAGATCTCACTTAATAGTAATCGAGGATTACTATTTTCCATAGATTTAGCAACCATAATTAGTCCTCATCATTTTCTTCAATTTCTAGATTTTGAGTACGAAGGTAAATGAGTTCATCATGTAACATGTTCCCATCACCGTCCAACATTTCGGGATGTATTACTGCTCTGGCATAAGCAGCGTTTTCAACGTAGTCTTCTACGTATCCTTTTGCCAACCAAGAGACCGTAATCCCTAGTATGAATGCACCGATTACTATTAAAACAGTTAATGCAATTTCCATAGGTTTCTCCCTAGTTAATTTTATTTAGACAGTTTCTTACGACCTGGTTTACGATCTATCTCGTATTGCCAAGCATCACTCAGTATAGCATGAAGATACTTTCGTATTTTTCTTGCTCTTGGTTTGCCTAAGTGACCGTATGCTTCTTTAAGTTGACAGTGTTCATTGTCTTTACCACCTTTGATGTAACCATCAAGATCGTAAACTACTAAAGCTAATTCTCCAGCAGTACTAGAATCAATAAACTCTTTCACCTGTCTACGTGTTGCCTTGATGTGCTTCAAATAAGTATAGCATTTGAAAAGATACATTTCTTTTTCAAATGCTGCATCGATAGCATGTTCAACAAGGTCGTAGAATTCTTCCATCAGACAAGATTTTTTTCTCGTAGGTACTTAACTGCGTCAGTACATCCACCAAGGTTCTCGTTATTTAAAACAACTTGAGGGAATGTAGACCCATTGCCAAACTGAGTATAGAATGCTTCTCGTTGAAAGTCAACCCCCAATTTATATTCTGCATATCTATAACCTTTACCAGATAGCACTTGTTTGATCTGTGTGCAGTACGGACAACCGTCTCGTGTGTAGACTGTAAAATTCATATGTGTTTAAAGAACAAAAAAGGGTGACCGAAGTCACCCTTTATTTAGATATTCACTTCTACTTAGAATGTGAACTTAGCACCGATTTTAGCACCCCAGTTACGGATGGTGTCGCCATCGCTGTCTTCGCCAGCAGTAGCACCAGAGATCTCTGCATAAGCAGCAAGATCATTAGTAACAGGTACAGAAGCACCAACCTTACCAGAGATTTCTGTCTCTGTATCGTCAGCAGTTTCGCTGTGTACTAGTGAAGGACCACCTTGTACATAGTAAGCAATAGAACCTTCAGAACCTACTGTTCCTTCGTATCCGATATGTACATCTGTAGTTGCTGCAGAGTACTCTCCATCAGGATAGCTAAGGTTGCTTTCTACGTTCACATAAGGACCAGCAAAAGCGGCTCCAGCGAAGAGAAATGGTGATGCTGCTACAGCAGCGATTGTTGATTTGATTGACATGATTGTTTAAAGTATCTCGCAAGGCATAAAAAAACCTGCGGATGATAGTCTCCCCGACATGGGAAACCTTTGACATCTACACAGGGTTACGATTCTTTCGAGTCCTTTGTATCAGTATTATTTATACTACCACACACTTACATATCTGTCAAGTGTTCTTTACGACGTAAATCTTTCTGTATTTCCTTACGAATTTCCACTAGTTTCTGAGCAACTTCTAGTCTGCCTTCGTTGTATGCATCTTCATCGAAGTCATCAATAACTATATCTGTGGGATCAACTATGGCATCAAATTCAATATCATTATCACCAACAACCTCTCTAAGTTGTTTTGTAAGTTGATCTTTATTAATCTTTGGTAGTTCCATTATAGTACCTGTACAACACCAACAACATCAGGAATTTCTTCCATCAGTTTACGTTCGATACCTTGCTTCAATGTCATGGTACTCATAGCACATGTTTCACATGCACCTCCGAGTTTTACCTTAACATATCCTGTTTCGTGTTCTATTTCATAAAGTTGTAGGTATCCACCATCAGCTTCAATGTAAGGAATGATTTCCTCTAACACTTTGAGTACGTTTTCTTCTGTTAATTCCATTATGTTACTTTATAAAATGTATACTTGAGAAATAGTTCTTCACCCTTTTTGATTGGTTTGATAGTTTTCATGTGATAGATATCTCCCTCATGCCATTTTACACAGTTAGGATCTTCACTATGGTTTATAAACCCACCTAAAGGAGTTCTAATAATTTCATCAAAATATAGAACATGAGAGACACCAAGATACATCATGGCATCGATATCTTCTTTAGCAAATAGTCCTTGCCCTGCAGTAGGACTATCCTTTACATGTAAAACTGGCGGGAGTGCAGTATAAGGTTTAATCATGGTACATAATATTCATAACCTGAAGCAAGTCTGGTATGCCAGAGTAAATTTCCGTTTCCAGCGTTGTTCAGATCAAGTGAAGTCATTATAACATTATTACTAGCATCACGCAAGACGAATGCCACACCACCTGGATTGTTAGTCCAACTACTGTTACCTGTACCATTATAAACTGTCACTCCTAGTGTATGATCTCCAACCGCAACACCAGTAATATTAAACGTTGTACTACTAGAGAAAGAAGAAGTGAAAGGTGATGTATTCTGTCCTATACTTCCTACACTAGCACCATCCCATGTAAATGCTGCATAGTTATCTGCTCTACACTCAAGAGTATAAGTTCCTGCACTAGGACACGTTGCAAGGTAGTTGGCAGTATGATTAACACCCTCTAACGTAAGAACATTGGAAGGATAAACTGCATAGTCATCCATGAACTGTGGCCATGCAGGATGTGGTCCTGATCTAACCCAATCAATAGTGTTATCACCAGAACACACTCCACCTTGACAGATTTTTATGTACCATCCACCTGGATTTTTAGACCATTCGTAAGGTTCACCTCTAACATCATTAGTAATATCAAAAGTTAACTTATGATCTCTTACTGGCAATAAACCTAAGTTTATAATCTGATCACTCTGTCCAACAGTATTATTACCATAATCAACAGGACCATTGTGAACTATATTACCGTTAGGTAATTCCCATTTAAAGTTTGCTTGGTTATCACCTTCTACTTTTATTGAGGCAGCTATCTCAGAACTAATAGTAATGTAAGTAATTGCCTGTTGCTTTACCTTTATTCTAGGGTCTACAACATCACCAGCAGGTAATGGAGGTGAATATATTGCATAATCATCCAAGAAAGTACCCCAAGGTACTTCTGGATTAGGTGGAGGACCACTTCTAACCCAATCATTAGTACCTGCTTGACCTGTATTACCAGCAGCAGTACATTGTAAAGAGGTTGCTAAAGTATTATCAGATCCATCATAAACTCTCCAACCTATACCAGCAGGGTTAACGTACCAAGTATTATCTGTACCCCAATCATTACTCATACCAACTGTTAGTTTAAGAGTACCAGCATTTAAAGTTGTTGTTGCTGTGTATGGAGTACTCTGTGAACCAGTCTTGAAGATACCACCAGTAGCGTTTATAAGTGCAGTGCTACTATCATTTAAATAAATGGCACCATTGAGGTCAGCAGCAAATGTGAACCCATACGTTGCTGTAGTTGGTATGTCAATCATATAAGTAACACTCTGATCTTCACCTGGTAATGTACATACAGCAGGGTTGACCCATACTCCAAACTCATTACCTTCTTCACTCCACTGAGCACTCTCAACAGGGAATGTTACTGGTGTTGATTTCTCTCTCTTATATTTTACAGTGGTAGTACCATCAGCATTAATGAAAGTAAATGGTCTTATATTAATGTCAGGATCAAATGGTTTACACGTCTTTGCATCAAAGATAGGAACAAAGAACTGATCTGTTAATCCAAAGTCAGTAAGGTCTGGACCATCACCATCGCCATCACCTTCACCATCATTATATGTGTTAACACAGTCATATAAAGTACCATCAGGTCTGACCTTACAATTTCTACCTATAAGAGTATGACCTGGTCCTCCAGGAACATTAAATGGTCCCCACGGTGGGAAGAGATCTCCATTCGGATCTGGCCACTCATCAATAATATCTGTTACTACTTCAGGAATAGCACGACGAGATCTATCTGCGATTTCATCATCACTCCAAGGAGCATCGCAGATAGGACCAAAATAACCTTCAGGATAATAGTATGCCATAGAAATATTTATCTAGTCATCTAAAGGCATAAATCATTTATTACTAGAGGTAATAACCTATACTCAGCACGTTGTATACGATGAGTTAAAGTTTCAACAGTATCACCCTTACATACATGTACTCTAGACTGATCTATTATCTCTCCACCATCTAATTCCTCATTAACATAGTGAACAGTACATCCAGTCTCCTCCTCACCAGCATCTAGTGCTTGCTCTACAGCATTCAATCCCTTGTACTTGGGTAGTAATGATGGGTGTACATTAATAATAGGAGCAGGGAAAGCAGAAGGATCTTTAATTATCCTCATGTATCCAGCAAGAACTATAAGATCTACATCCCACGCTTCAAATAATTTTACCATATCATCCTCATGCTTTGCCTTGATACGACAATGAGGAATACCAAACTTTTCTGCTCTCTTAGCAGCACCACACTCTTTCTTATCATGTACCATGATAACTACTTCATGTTTATTGACTGAACGGATTATGTTCTCGAAGTTGGTTCCGTTGCCAGAACACATAACACCTAGTCTCATTCTTGTAACTCATCTAAACGATAATTGTATTCAGGTACATCATAAGGACCGTTAAGTTTCTTTTGATATTCCCTTTCGTCAAGGACTTCATTAATAAGATCTTTTAACTCTTGTCTTAATTTAGGTTCAAGTAATGGTAATGGTGTGGGAATATATGTTGGATAGATGATATTACCATTCTCATCTTTAGGATATACATTGTCAGTACATCCCTCAGTTGTTTCACCACTCATTCCTTGTGTGTCTATCTTGCTCATTTTAAAAAACTATAGGGGTCAAAAAATTTGCCGAGATTTTTTAGCGGATATCTGGGAACCAAAAGTCAAATTTGGTTTTACCCTTGCCAAATCATATCAGGCATAGGACTTTGCTGTCCTCTCATAGCAATCATAACAATAAAGTATCCAACAAACCAAATGATATTAAAGAGCCATGCTTGTCTCCAGAAATATTTTCGTACTGCCATAGACCTAAGCACTTCAGGTGCTTTGTCTTGTGATCTAAAGATTTGTTCAATAATAAACGCAATGATTGTTGCTATCACTAGAGGATAGAATACAAAATTTGCAAAGGACATTATGCCTATTAAAAAAGTCATAGAAAGAAAAAAAGAGACCCCGAAGGGTCTCTTATTATACGGTTGATTTATTTATCTGTCAACCTATAGTGCGTTACCTCTTGGTAACACTTCTTCTGGGAACACGAAGTTCTCATGCGGTTGATCTACAGATGACATCCATGCTCTCATACCTTCATTAAGAAGAATGTTCTTAGTGTAAAAGGTTTCAAACTCAGGGTCTTCTGCTGCTCTTATCTCTTGAGATACAAAGTCGTATGCTCT